ATTTTTAAGTCATGTTGGCACCCCAGTGAAGCGAGTTTGCGAGACCCAAACTTGTACGCGACGGCGAGTCGCGGACGAGAATGAGATACACAAAGTTCACTTACTGGGAGTTGTTGGTCTGTTGAATGGGATAAGCCTAGCGCCTGAAAAGGTGCACGGGGCCCATCGCATACCCCTCTCCGTCAAGGTGACGGCCGGTAAGCTCCACGTCGACCTGGGTGGTCGACGAGACGCGCAATTTTACAGGACTTTCCTGCACATCGCGAACGTCTCCGGTATGGAACTCTCCGTGTACAGTTTGACTGTACTTGAAGGATTGGCGCACGGGCGCAAGCTGACTGGTGAATTTGATCTCCAGTTTACTCGCATCGACCGTGCCGCGTTGTCAGCAGTGCATGTCTTCAACGGCCTCTTGGAGGCGTTACTTGACTTCGACCCAAAGTTCCTGTTGAGGAATACATGGGATTCACTGCTCTCGTTCGTACGTCCGTTTGTCGGAATGGATCACGCTCTTGCCATCAAGAGACTCAAGTTCGTGACCGCGTACTGGTTTGCTCGCTTTCTTCGCGACGAAACCCCGCCTCAGGAAAACCCGGAATGGGATCCCTGGCACTTCTCAGGAAGTGTTCGACAATATCTGAAGAGATTATGCTGCACCAAGAACAAGGGTGCACGCTTTGCTCGAATAACCTACTCCCTGCTTCAAGGCAAACGTGCCTGTGACGCGGTTGGTGAGGATTTTATTTTAGCTGCTCTTGAAAAGCATCGAAAGATCATAAGTACGCCTGGCGCTGCTCTTGATCCTGACTTGCAAAAACAAATCGAACATTGTACCGATGAGATCGTTTCTGACTGGTCTCATTTCCATGACCGGCTATCTGAGCCTAGTCACTCAGCTTCTCTTGAAGTTGGACGTGGTAAGGGCGGTCAGCATATGGCCCTCATGGATGAGTTGTATGGGGTTGAAACCCCGGACGGTGACTTCCGAGCTCCCGATGATTTGGTTGCTATGAAAGAAGTTCGCCCTGGCGTCGTTGAAGACCGGCGTGGGTGGTTCGCTCCGAGCCGCCGTGAGATCCTGCATGCTGTTTATACTAGTGAGTGTGCGAAAGGCCAGATGGAGGCTACTGTCGCGACTGTTCTGGAGCCTCTGAAGGTTCGAACGATCACTAAAGGCCGTGCGGGTGCTTACTACGCAGTACATGGTGTCCAGAAGTGGATGCATGGAAATCTACGAAAGATCGAACAGTGTGCCTTGATAGGCCAGACTGTTGATGAGGTAATTATCAAGAAATTAATGTCGAGAAGGAAACCTGGAGAGAAGTTCATCTCCGGGGACTACTCTGCTGCGACCGATAACTTGAAAATCTCTGTCACCAAAGCCATTTTTGAGCGAATTCTGCTTCGATTGGCTATGGACCTCCCTGATGATCAGGAGGCACATGAGTTAATTACCCTTTCGCGGAAAGTACTGTATGAGCATTTGATTAACTATCCAAAGAATTCTCTCTTGGATCCTGTCATGCAAGCAAATGGTCAGCTTATGGGTTCTCCCCTCAGCTTTCCTATCCTTTGCCTTGCTAATCTCATTTGCTGCTGGATTTCCTTATATCCTGAAATGGAGTACAAAGATTTACCGATACTCGTCAATGGTGATGATATCAGTTTCATGGCGACACCTGAGCGTTACGCTAAATGGTCGCATGATATCACAGACTTCGGATTCGTTAAGTCTGTCGGAAAGAACTACTGTCATGAGCGATATCTGCTTATCAACAGTGAGTTGTTCGATTCCCAATGGGAGAAGACTGGTCAGTGTCACTTACCGTATTTCTGCTCTGGACTACTCTTAGGTAGGAGCAAGGTTGCGAAAAGTGAAGGGCTGGATGATGACGAGAAGGAACAACCACCAATTGTGGTTTCGCTTGAGTTATGTCTTCGTGGTTCGTTTAACCCGACGCGTACACTCTCTCGTTTCATGTTCTACCATCAGAAGGACGTTATCCGCGTTACGAAGAAGAAGTTGAATCTCTTCTTACCAATATCGCGTGGAGGTCTGGGTATGAAAGGCTACGGAGCTTTGACATTCTCCAAGAAACTGGGTCGTGAAGTCCCAGCGGAAGGTCATGTTTCACTCTGGCAGAGACGATTTGCTACTTATCTCTCAAAACAGCCTATTCTTCGAACGCCACATTACTCTCGTGAGTCCAATGAATCGTCTTCATGGGTCGACACATATCGTATCCTCGATCGAGGTCCCGATATGCAAGACTATGCTGAAGATGAACTCCACTTTGAACTCGTGGGTAAGGGTATTTCCGAAACCTGGGAATTGGTACCGACATGGTTACCAGGTTTGTCTGATTCGTCGCGGGAGGATTTTCTGGATCGAGTGCATCGCAGAACTAAGACATATCTTAACGAGATTCGTACCAATGGTCCGCCTGGCTGGAAGAGCCACGACCCTGATGCGAACACTGTCTGGACGTGTCGTTTGCCTCCTAGTATACAAGATGAGGTACCGATGAATGACGACGATCTCAAAGGAGAGTTGCCGTATCGGTTTTCAACCTACAAGCCAAATATACATCCTGATGTGCCGGTGTGCCTCGATGGATGGTCCGGTTTGATCGACGAGAATGAGTATGGTGGTGTGGTTGCCTACAAGGCACCAACCTTCTCTGTCCCGTTTGGGTTGCAATGTGGGTTGTCCGGTTAAACCTAACACACATGAATACAAGCGTTTGCTTGATTGATTCGTTTGCGTACGAGACACGCACCTACTTTGGTCTGAGGTATATAGCGAAACTAGTGCTAGGGAGTAAAATCCTTAGACGGAGTTCAACACTATTTGACCCTCGTGAGCCATTGTTCGATGTTCTCTACTCTTTGAGCATGAAATTATCCTATGGATAGGGCAAAGTTGTCCTGGAAATGACGTTAAACTTTCCTATCACGGTAAGAGTTTCATAACTGCCGTGGGGTCCGTCCTCGTAATGACGTTAAACGGACGTACGTGTGTTGTATACGTATAGTGGGGTCACACAATCGGGTGCATTAGAACTTCTTCGTTCTGACAGGTCCATAAGATCGAATGCCCTAACCCAAAAAAGGTGGAAGGCTAAATGTCTCCCTCAATACTTCCGTGCTAAGTGGGATCGTGAAACTAGTGCCTTGGAGTAAAATCCTTGGACGGAGTTCAACACAAACCCTAAATGCCGACAGACTGCAAAGGTGCAGGTTGTGTGATGTACAGTCGCTGTGGAGAAGTTCACTCCAGGACATCCTATTCCAAATAGTTTGTCCTTGACTACAGGTTTGCCCATGTTTAGTCAAAAACGTGTACCTCGAAGGGGTCCAAAACCTTCCGTTCGCAAGCCACGACAGGCTCGCCCATCTACGAATGGTTCTCGTAACACAAAGTCCCGAAAGGGCCGAGCTCCTCAAATGATTGGGGTGGCTGCACCTGCCAAACAAATGATGCGACCTATGACAATTTCGTCAGTCCGGGTCGGTCGACCTCGCGGTCGGCCAACTCGGATTGATGGTTCGTCCTGTCGTATCAAGGGTACCGATTTTCTTACATCTGTAACAATCGGGGGAACATCAGCAGTGGCTGGTGAAGTCCTTACCACGTCTGTGGTTAACCCTAAGCGTCTTGGTATTGCTAGACTTGCAACAATGGCTACTCTCTTCGAGCGCTACAAGTTCAAGTCTCTGAAGTTCCGCTATGCCCCGGCTTGTCCAACTAATACTGCTGGACAACTCCTCGGTTATGTGGATTATGATACTTATGACGACCCAACTGGTCTCACTGGTGTTCAAAATCTTCAGCGTGCTGCCGCTCATTATGGTGAGAAGCCCGTAGAAGTCTGGGGTGGGACGTCGCCCGTCTTCTGGGAAATCAAGGATATCGATCCGATGACTGATCTTTACGTCGATTCTGACGAAACTGATCCTCGTTGGACGAATCAAGGTCGATTTGTGCTCCTAGCTGCAACTGCCATTGCGAATGGTACAGTCTGCGGGAACATCTATCTTGATTATGATATTGAGTTTTACATCCCTCAAGTTGAGCTCACTCCTACCAATGGCTACGCGTATCGCCTCGTTGGTGGTGGCTCCCTCTCCAGTTCGGATGTCTTCGGTACTGTGCCGGTCGCTGGCTCGTGGAACAATCTTCCCATTCTCCATACCGCCTCGACGATGACGTTTACGATTCCTGCTGGCTCATTCTCGATTTGGAGTTATGTTGCCGGTACGACCGTTTCTGCTTACACGTTCACCGGTGGGACTTCTGTCTATGAAGCCTCGGTTTACAATGCAGCAGCCAACGTCGGCATGTTCGTTTCTCAACGGTATTCTGCAGTCCCCTGGACCCTTACCGCTGCTTGCACTGCGGCCGCAGTTGCAGGTTCTCAGATTATGATCTCCCTTCTTCCTTCTTCCGCTGTGACTCTTTCTCAGCGCAAATTGGATCGTCTGGCAAAGACTGTTGATAGTTTTGCGGACTTAAAGGAGTTTAAAATCTTTCTCGAGTCGAAACGTTCCGGAGAGTTGAAGGAATCCCAGTCCTTACTGGATGAAAAGCATTTTGCCTCAAGTATGCAGGCCCGTGTTTCTCAGATGGCTCTTCAGTTAGAGAAACCGATGCTTTCCCGCGTTTTGCGGGCAACCTCTCCTCGTCGTAGTTCCGACGAGTATGAAGTTGTGAAACCTTAGGATCTTACCCGATCTAAACTGGTACAACTAGTCAGTCTAATCAGCTGATGATTTCTTTGTGATCCTGCTTCCCAAATCGAAGGTGAGTAGGAACCCCATGAAGATCTTACGTGTGTTGAGGGGTATCAACAGACGGTTTTGCAGTTAACGTATTTTTGATCGATACGGGGTACGATATGGGGGGAAACGAGTTTTCCGCTTGTACTGGCCCGGCGCGTTCAATAGCCACTGCAACGATTTGCTAGTCAATGGTGGTGTACAGGTTCTTCTAATGCCTGTTTCCGATATCATGACTCCCTGGCGCTTCGGCGTCTCCTCGGCTCACAGTATGTAGCACGTCTATTTGACGTCTCGAACTGGAGATCCCTACTAACGCACACTTGATGGGAGACTTTGTCTCGACCAACTGGTTAATGTGGTGGTACCGTATTTGAATACGGTCTGTCCATCAATTGATCCAAGCGTGCTACGTTAGCAAGGCCTCTAGGAAAGGACGTAGGGTAGCGTGTGTCCGTACTTGCCTAGGTACAAGAAGTTCAGTACTTCAGGGGCGGCCATGGTGTTTGTTTAACATTCCCAAG